ATTAAGGCTCTGATAGAGCAGTTAATTACCTGGACTCCAACGACTAAGGGTAAGACCGATATGGTGATGGCTCTGTGGTTCTGTGAGATTAGAGCACGTGAGATGCTCAACTACGGACAGTACGCAACCCACCATATGAAGAATCCATTCCTATCTCGCCACGAGCTAGGTAAAAGAACAGTGATTAACTTAGAAGAAGCCTTCGCAGATCAAAACAAAATCAGAGTAATTTAGGGAGATAACATTGTTATCAGTCAAAGAAGTTGACGCGAAACTATCGCGGCTACGCACACGGTCAGCAGCACGCGACCAGCGTATGCGCGATGTGCTTTCGGTACGTCAAGGAGATATCTCTAAGGTATTTCCATCTATGTTCTCCGAGGACTATCCTAAGCCTCTCGTTGCCAACTTCATTGACGTAGCAGCACGTGACCTAGCAGAAGCAATGGCACCACTGCCATCCTTTAACTGCTCAGCAACCAATATGGTTTCCGATACGGCCCGTAAAGCTGCAGATACTCGTACCCGCATTGCCAACTTCTATGTATCAAACTCTGACTTACAGCTCCAGATGTACACCGCAGCCGATTGGTATAACACCTACGGTATGTGTGTTGGTATGGTTGAGATGGATTACGATGACAACAATCCACGTATCCGTATGCTTAACCCATTTGGTATCTACCCAGAGCTAGACCGATACGGCAGAACCTTATCTGTCACTCAAGTTATTATTACAGATGCAGAGTCCCTTGCTTCGCAGTACCCAGAGTTCTATGACCAGATTCTAGGTCGCAATCAGTACCAACTATCTTCACCGTATGTATCAATGGTGCGATACCACGACAAGGATCAGGACCTACTCTACTTACCAGAGCGTAAGAACCTAGTTCTATCTGCAACACCTAACATTCTTGGCAAGTGTATGGCACGTACCGTGATGCGCTCATCCCTAGATGGAGAAGCACGCGGTCAGTTTGATGATGTACTCTCCGTACAACTCGCTCGTGCTCGCTTTGCTATCTTGCAGATTCAAGCTGCTGAGAAATCTATCCAAGCACCTATTGCTATTCCACAGGATGTACAAGAACTTGCTCTTGGACCAGACGCAATTATGCGTTCTGCTAATCCACAAGGCATTCGTCGTGTACCACTTGAACTCCCACCTGGGGTCTTTACTGAATCCGGCGTACTAGAGCGTGAACTTCGTATGGGTGCTCGTTACCCAGAGTCTCGTTCAGGCAACATTGACGCATCAGTAGTTACTGGTCGTGGTGTGCAAGCACTTCAGGCTGGTTTTGATACACAAATCAAGGCAGCACAGGCGCAGTTTGCTCGACTATTTACAGAACTTGCAGCTCTTTGCTTTGAAGCAGATGAGAAAGTATTTGGCGGTATCCCAAAGACTATTAAGGGATCTGACGATGGAACACCATACGTACTCAAGTACATCCCATCACGTGACATTAAGGGCGAATATGGCGTAGATGTCCGTTACGGCATTATGTCTGGTATGGATCCTAACCGTGCCATCATCGCTTTACTACAAATGCGTTCAGATAAACTCGTCTCACGTGACTATGTACGTCGTGAAATTCCAATGGACCTTAACGTTACACAAGAGGAACAACGTGTTGACATTGAAGAAATGCGCGATTCTTTGCGTGTTGCTGTTGCTCAGTATGCACAGGCAATACCGGCTCTCGCGGCGCAGGGCCAAGACCCTTCAGAGATTATCAGCCGTATCGCAACTGTTATCCAAGGTCGCCAAAAAGGACAAGCCCTAGAAAACATTATTGAAAAAGCATTTGCACCAGAACCAGCACCAACACCAGAGATGCAACCTATGGCACCAGGTATGGAGCAACAGATTCCAGCAGCAGGTGTGGCCCCCGCCCCAGCCTCAGCGCAACCTCCACAAGAACAAGGTGGTCAGGCCCCTGCTGCTGGTCAACGTCCAGATATAGCCCAACTACTCGCTGGTATTACCGGCGCAGCTTAAGCAGAGGAGGTGTAAATATGAACAAAGGATCACGTGCAGCAGCACCTATGTCAATGCCAGTTGAAGGCAAGAAGGATACCTCCAAGCCAGCAGGACCAGGCAAGGTAGTACCATCAATGATGCCAGCAGGTCGTAAAGGTACAGCAGTAAAAAAGGGTTAATAGATTTAGTGGAAGGTGTATGGGACGATGAATAATAATAAAGTTCGTCGTCCTGTACGCTCTTCTGATTTCGTAGTAGTACTTGCAGAAACTGCGTATAACTTATCGCAGGTTGCATCAGGATTTTTTGAATCATTATATGAATTAAGCGTTTATAATGCTAACCACAAGACTGAAACTAATCAGGCGTGGGAGCAGATGGCGCAAGACTTAGAGACTTTAGAGGAGGACCGATGACAACAGCACCAATGAATCCATTGGCTGGCCCTGCAGGTCCTGGAATGTATTCCACACGTACAGATAACCTTGATATGGGTTCAATCGCATATGGCGAAGGTAAAGAAACAGCCGCTATTAAATCAGGCGCTCCACTTGGTAAGACTGGTGACGTAAAGGGTATGCCAGCATCTGAAGTACGTGCAGCAGCACAAGAACAAGTTACTCCACTATTTGCAGAAACACAACGTCCTAATGAAGATATTTCAGCAGGTATTGATATTGGACCAGGAGTTGGATCTGCAGCTTTGATGATGCAGAAATCAGTTACAAAGACTTCAGATACTTTAGCAAAGATGTTACCTTTTGATACAGACGGCTCTATTGCTATCTTGTATTCTGAGGCCGTTGCGCGAGGTGATTAGTGCCTGATAATCTAAAGGCAGCAGCCGCTGCTGCGGGTTTAAGCGCTCAAGAAAGAAAAGAAATGGAAGCGTTATCTCAAACGCTTGCAGTTCATAGAGAACTTTCAAACCTCCCACAAAAAACTGCAGAACAAGCATATGCTTCTAAGACACCTCAACAGCAGGAAGCTCTTAAGCGTGTAGCAGGTACAGAAAATCCTGCTGCTAAACCACAACGTGGATTCTTTGGATCTGCGTGGCACTATACAGGTGGAGCACTTTTACAGGGTCTTACAGAAGTTTCAGATTTTACAACTCGTGCTTATCGCACTGGTGCTATATCTCTTTTAGAAAATAAAAACCTTGCAGATGCTTGGACTCGTGCAAACGATAAGGGCGACAAAGTATTTAATCCAGGTCGTATTGAAAAGGCTGTATCTAGGTTTGGTCAAGACCGTATAAATGTAGCAATGCGTGTTGCAGCTGGAGAAAAACTCAGTGCTATCGCTTCATCTGGAACTGATACAGAACGCGCAGTTGCAGCACTTGCTGCACAGAATAAAGATGATTTATTTCAAGATGCACTAGATGCAACGCAGGCAGCTAAGTACTCACCTGGTCGTCAAATTGCAAATCTTATTACACCAGAATCAGTAGAAGGTTCAGGCTTTTTCTATCGTTCAGTATCAGGTGCATTTGATGCAGCATATAGAGTACTTGCAGATCCATTACTTATTGCTGGTAAAGTAAAGCGTGCAGTTGATGTTTCTCGCTATTCACTAGATGTAGTTATTGGTGGTGGCAAAGTTGATGACGTATTTGCAAAACCACAGGTGCAAAACTTTTGGAATCAGTATGGAGCAGAACTTGCTACTTATAAAAAAGCCATTGAAGAAGGCGCTACTAAATCAGCAGTTGATGCTAAAAACCGTCTTCGTGTATTAGCGCCAGAGTTTGGTGATCCAGTAATCAAATCATTTATTGACATTGAAATGCCTATTACAAATGCTGCTACTGCTAAGGCTTTTTTTAAGAATGCTGACCAAGTAACAGAAATGATGAAAGGCCAAATTGGTCGCAAGCGCGTAATGATTCCACGTATGGATGTACTGCGTCAAGCCCGTGTCAATACAGTAACTACAGCAAACCGTATCTTTGATATGGATAGAATCGGCCCACGTTTTGTTGATGACCTTTATTTTGCAGGTGCTGCAACTGATGATGGTATTGCTAAAGCAATTATTGATGGTAAAGAAACCATCGTTACAAATGTAAAAGCTCAGGCAGATGCCAGGAGAACAGCACGTTTTTCAATGGCACAAATTCAATATCGAATTGACCGTTTTAAGGCTAAGGGTAGTTTGGTTCCTTTCTTTGAAGACAGCCTCTTTGATGTTACATCAGCAGATGGAGCTGAAAAGGTTTATCGCTACGCACGCCTAGTATTGCCACAGAGTGACTCAAAACTTATTGCACAAGCATTTGATAATGCTGAAGTTGGACGTAAGAAAGAAATTTTCTACGGACTACAATCTACCATTGCAGATATTCGTGGACTTAATGTAACCAAAGAAGGCAAAGTAATTTCTGATCCTTTGCGTATGGGTCCTAATAAAGTATTTGCTTCAACAGTTGATGGATATAATCCAGCTGCTCTACCAGACGGTGAGCAGGTTGGTCTTATCTTATCTGACCTTTCAGACTATGTAACTACTCTTAGCGTACGTGACATTGACAGAGCAGCAGCACGTTCTGGAATTATCCAGCGTGTGTTTGGACTAGCACATTCTAACTGGGTAGAGAAGATGACTACAGGTTGGTCATTCCTTACCTTGGCAGGTCCTCGTTATGCTATCCGTAACGCAACAGAAGATTTAATGGTTCACCTTGCTATTGGTGAGTCACCATTTGGCTTGGTAAAAGCTCGTGCCTTATCTACTCGTCTGCGTACAGCACGTCAGATGGAAAAGGGTCTAACAGATTTTGATAAGATAGCAGCTAATCCACTAGGTGGAGTTATGCGCTTTGTTAATAGAAAAGAATCTAAGCGCTACGGTGCTGAGATTGAAGCAGCAAATGGTGATATTAAATTAATCCGTGAGATTACTGCCCGTGCATTAAATGAAGGTAAGCTCAGTCGTTTCTATGAGAAGACCGGACTTGGTAGATTTACTGATGCTGATCGTCTTGCACTTGCCGACCAGATTAAATATGGCGATTTAGACAATGCCCTTATGGATGTTGTTGAAGGTGGAAAAAATGCTTTCACTGGACTTGATTCATATACACGTACTGTTAACTTTACACGTAAGAACAAAGTACGTACTGCAGAATTATCATATGACCTTGAAAAAGGCAGAGTAGCACTTGGCAGAGGCAAGGGTGGCTACAAGCAAATGGCACCTCTTGCAGATGAAGCATCTCAAGTTGCCTGGATTATGCGTATTGGTTATTACTCAAACGATAAACTTGGACGCATTGCAGTTGCTAATCTTGCAGATGATGCACTTGGTGAAACTCAAGCTATCGCAAAGATTTCAACGTGGCTTAATGATCCGAAAAATGCTAAGTTAGTATCAGCATTTCGTATGGAAGAACGTGGAATTTCTACAGATGACCACGCTAAACGCATCTATGATGCAGCAAAGCAACTGTTCGTTAAAAAAGATGGCAAGATTAACCAAGAACTTCTTGGCAAGGTTCGTGCCTTCGACGATGTTGCTGGTGAATATCGCATCACCGGTAAACTCGGCCTTGACGATTTGCCTAAATCAGAATTAGATGTACCAACATACATTGTTGGACCACAGTTAGTACCTATCACCGATACTGGAAACTATGCCTCATCCTTTATGGAGTGGGGTTGGGACTGGCTAGGTAACGCTAACGCACGTTTCTCACGCGAGCCTATGGTTCTATCTGAAATGATTAAGATTCGCAAAGATTTTAAGAGCACTGGATTTGAAGATGCTTTCATTGCAGCACATACAAAAGGTATTACTGCACCTAAAGCTCTAGAACGTGCTACAGAAAATGCTCGCTATAAGTTGGCAGAGATTGCAGAAGACAGAGCACGCTTACAAACACTTGCTTATGTTGATAACCCTGCAGTGCAAAGCCAGTTAGCATTTGGTATTCGCAACTTTGCACGTTTCTATCGTGCCACTGAAGACTTCTATCGTCGTGTTTACCGTGTTGTACGCTACAACCCAGAGTCAATCGTCAAAGCAAGCCTTACTTATGAAGGTATAACCCACTCAGGTTGGGTTCAGTACGATGATCAAGGTGAGCCATACTTCCTATACCCAGGAACACAGTATGTTTACAGGGCAGTTCAGGCAACTATGCAGGCACTTGGCGTACCAGCAGAGTTTAAGGTTCCATTCCCTGTAGAATTTGGCGCTAAGTTGAAGATGATTACACCTTCTCTTAATCCTGAGTCTGCTATTCCTACACTTGCCGGTCCATTATCTGGATTCTCAGTAAAAATTGCAGCAAACCTAGTTAATATCTTTAATCCAGGTGCAGCAGACCGCATTACTACCACGCTTCTTGGTAAGTATGCAGAAGATCAACCAATGGTTTCAGCATTCTTGCCAGCACACGTTAACCGTATCTATTCAGCAATGAATAAAGATGAGCGTGACGGTCAGTACGCATCAGCAATGCGTAAGGCTATGACTTATCTTGAGGCATCTGGTCACGGACTCCAACAGAAATATGAAATGGTTAATGGTGAGAAAGTCCCAGTACCGTTTAGTGCATCTGAACTAGAAAAATATAGATTGCAACTTAAGAATACAACAATGAGCATTTTAGGAATGCGTGTTGTGTATGGATTTACAGCACCTGCTACAGCACAGGTATTGCTAAAGTCTGAAATGGCTGACTGGGTACGTGACAATGGTGAAGCATCATTTAAGCAAACTTGGTATGGAATACTAGACAAAGCCGGTGATTATGACAAGGCTATGGCTGAGTGGGTTAAGCGTTATCCAGATCAAATGCCATTTACTATTTCAGAGTCAGACCGTTCAACTGTTGCATACTTCCGTTATGCAAAAGAATCCGGTGACTTCGTAGATACAAACGAGAAGTTATTCAAGGATTATCCACAGGGTGCAGCATTCCTTATACCTCACAAGGGTGGATATTCTTGGGATGCTTATAAGACTATGACAGATATGGGTCTGCGCCAGAATAAGCGCGTTGAAGACTTCTTGCGTGAGGTACAGACTGCATCCGATATGCAGGCTTACTACGGAAAGAAAGCTGAATACGAAACAAATCTTGAGGCTGTAGGCACAGACTTTGAGCGCTCACAACTTCGTAAAGAATTTACAGACTGGGCAACTATCTTTAAGGCAGGACGTCCATTAGTTCAAGAAGAACTTGCACAAGGTGGCAAGAAGGCTATTGAGCGTATGAAATCACTTAATGACCTTGAAAAGATGCTTAGCGAGAAGTCAGCATTTGCAGCTTCTCCAAAGGTTGCAGGAAAATTACGCGATATGCTAAAACTTTATAATGATTACAAGACAACAAAGGATCAACTAGATAACTTTGGTGGCAGTCAATTCCTTTCAAATATGAACAAGGAAGAAACAATTATAAAAATGCGTGAACTTGCAACATACAACCAAAATACACAGAGTGCATACGATGTACTCTTCGGTAGATTGCTAGGAGACTAAAGTGGCTGGAACAATTAAAGGCAAAGCTAAAGCCAAGGCTGAAGCAGAAACTACAGCAGACGGTAGCCCAACAGCAACTTCACTTACCGAATATACAGAATTCAAAAAGGCTATTGCTAAAAGCCCTGCTCTTATAAGCGGTTATTCTAAGTTACTAAAGTCTGCTAATTATTACAAAGGTCCTATCACAACTAAGTATACACCTGCATTCCAAAAAGCCTTAGATAACGCTGAAGAAGCCCGACTTTCCATTTCAGCAATCCGACCAATTAGTAGAGATGATTTTCTTAAAGAGAGCATTGGCCTTGGTGGTGGAGACGGTAAAGCAAGAACTATAAGTCAAACTTATATTGCTAACGATACAGATATTGAAGCACTTGCTATTAAAATTTACCAAAAGGCTACAGGTTATGGTCCTACAGCAAAAGAACTTTCTGAAATAAAACAAGAAATTCGCCGTGAAGAAAAATTAAATCCTACTATACAGAAGTACGACGCATCTGGAAATCTAGTACAAACGGGTGGCATCAACGAAGAACAATTTATTACTGAAAAAGTTTCACAAACAGGTGCGGCAGAAAAAACACGTGCTGAAGTTGCTAATGAACTAATGCTTAGAGAACTTGGAGGACTCCAATAATGGCTACTCGTCCAAGTAATACATACATATCACAAGTATTTAACTTTGGTGTAGATAAGAATTTGCCACTTGGGTTTGTTGATGTTGTATACAACAAAAACGGATCTATGGCTGGATTTATCAGCAACGGAAAATTCTACGAACCAGGCGAAAAAATTGCCAAAGGTAAGGTTAAAGAAGAGCCACGCAAGCAGTATTCAAAGTCTTTAGAAGACCGTATTGCTCAGGTTGAACAAGAACAGGCAGAAGTAGATAAAGCAAAACAGTTCTTTAATAAAAAGAACAGAGATGCTATGTCTCAAAAAGAAGCTACAGCAATGGGCGATATCTATGATAACTATGCTACATCTCTAAAGCCTCAGATTGATGAGTACGAGTTCAAACTTGATTTCTATGCACGCAAGATTGCAATGGGCGACAAGTTATCTGGTATTGAAGAGAATGAAATTAAAGACATTTCTAAGAAGTATGCCAGCCTCAAGAAGACATACAATGAGGCTCGTATAGATGCAGTTGATATGTACTACGGTAAGAAGACTGAACCAGAGACTAATGCTGGCAAAAAGATTCAGGCACAAGAGATAAAGAATCCTACAACTCCTGAAGCTAAGCCAACTCTTGAAACTCCTGTTAAGACTTCTGTTAAAACTCCTATTATTAAAGATACAGTTGCTAAACCAGTATCTGGTGGTAATAAGGGTGTAGAAGCAGCACAGTTACCTAACCCACCAAAGGGTATTCCTACTACTCCAGCATTTGCAGGAATGACTCCAGTAAAGCCAGGCGAAACAGGATTTGTAGGACCTACTGCTCTACCTCCTGTTGATAAGGCAGCTGCTGTTTCAGACATTGCAGAAAAGTATGGATTATCTGAAGCTCTGTTTAAGAACATCCCAAGCCTAAAACTAATTTTTGAAGAGTATGTAGATCCAAAGAAAAAGATGACAGACGAAGAGTTTGTTCGTCGTATACGTGGCGATGTTTGGTACAAGCAGAACTCTAAAGCAATTAAAGAACGCTTTGTTCAATACTATAATTATAGAGATTTGCAGGAGTCTGGTCAAGCAGAAGGAACAACTCAGTACGAACAAGATATTGAAGGCATTGTACGTTCTCTTGAAAATCGTGCAACTAAAATTGGTTCAGCTGCAGCTTCAGATCCTATAGCGCTACGTAAGGCAGCAGAAAATATCTACCTTACTAACAAAGAAGATGACACAACTTTTATTGATGACTTTCTAGCATCGTCTATTCGTGCAGTAGCAGGAACTATTGGTGGTAAAACAACCGAAGGTTATTCAGGAGCTGCACTTCAAAACTATTATGCTTTGGTAAATGCTGCTCGTGATAATGGATTCAAGGTATCTGACATTATTCCTGGTGGTTCTAACGTAGATCAAGTTCTTCAAGGTATTGCATCAGGCAAGATTGACGTTAATCGTGTTGTTGCAGATGCAAGAAAACTTGCTTCACAAGGTCAACCACAATATGTACGTGACCTATTAGCACAGGGTTATAACTTAAAACAAGTATTTCAACCATACAGAACAGCAATGGCAAACGTACTTGAGATTGGTGATCCAGACCAAATTGACCTTAATGACCCTTTGCTTCGTAGCGCTATTACAGATAAGGGCGATATGAACCTTTATGACTTTAAGAAAGCACTTAAATCAGACAGTCGTTGGCAGTACACAGAGCAGGCTAAGAAAGATGTTTCAACTGCAGCACTTAGTGTGTTGCGTGACTTTGGATTCCAGGGGTAATAATGGCTGACAATTTTGTAACCAACTTATCAGGACTTTCATCTGGTACACAACGTGTCATTGCTTCTAATGCAGCATCACAGGGTTTAACTGCTGAAGCATATCTTGCTTCACGTGGTGGTGTAAATCCAGTAACAGGTAAGTTTGGTGATTCATATGATCCTAATAGAGATTTAACTGACGCTGAATATAAGGCTGCTATTGCAGGTAAAACTGGTGCTGCGATTGGTGCAGCTATCAATACTGCTACTGCTGCAAAGAATCAAGCAGCAGGTGGTGGCGGTGGCGGTGGCGGTGGCGGTAATGGAAATGTTTCAGCCCCAAAATCAGAAGCACAGATTGCAGCAGAAGCTGCAGCTGCAGGACGTCAAGCAGAGCGTCAATCTGCCTATGATTTACTCTACTCACAGTTTGCTCAGTATGGTCTAGGATCTTTGGTAGACCCACTTAAAGGTCTTATTATATCTGGTGCATCACCTGCAGAATTTACTATTAAACTACGTGAATCTGATGCCTACCAAAAGCGTTTTGCTGCAAATAAACAACGCATAGCAAAAGGTCTTAAAGCTATTGATGAAGCAACATATATTGGATTAGAAGATCAGTATCAAAAACTTATGCGTAACTATGGACTACCTGCATCTTATTATACAAAAGATGCTATGGGTACACAGCCAGGGTTTGAAAAGTTTATTGCAAATGACGTGTCTGCAGTAGAATTAGAAGACCGTATTGCTACAGCACAAAAGCGTGTTATTAACTCTAACCCAGAAGTTTCTTATGCACTTAAGAATTTTTATCCCGATATTACTAATGGTGATATCTTGGCTTATACACTTGATCCAACAAAGGGACTTGAAGATATTAAACGTAAGATAACTTCTGCCGAAATTGGTGGAGCTGCTCTTAGGTCTGGCCTTACAACAAGTATGACAGATGCTGAGTACCTACAAAAGTATGGCGTTGACAAGGCTATGGCTGAAAAGGGTTACTCAACCATTGGTGCTGGATTAGAGCGTGGTTCACAACTTGCTTCAATCTACCAAGAGAGTCCTTATACACAGACAACAGCAGAGCAAGAAATCTTTAATATTCCTGGCGCAGAAGAAGCACGTAAAGCGCGTCAAAAGATTACCGGACTTGAGAAGGCTACTTTTGGTGGTCAGACCGGAATTACTAGCGGAGCGCTAGCAAGGGACCGCGCAGGCGCGTACTAAATAAACCTGCCACTAGAACTACTGGCCTAGTGGAGCGATAATAATACCAGGAGTCAGAGCCATACCCAATCCCCATTGGAGTGTGAGGCTGGCGAAATCAACTAATGATAGGGAGAAGGACATATGTCCAATTACGAGTACGAGGATGACGACGACGATTTCACAAATGATTCGTCTAATGACCTTGTAAAGCAACTACGCAAGGCTGCAAAGCAAAAGGATAAAGAACTGCAAGA